TGTCACTATAATATAACACACCCCAGAACTTCTTTGGAATACGGCGCATCTCCACGAACTGTCGGCAGATGTGATCTTCAGGAAGATCCTTGACGCACTTCAGTGGTTTGAGCAGATCATCTTTCGGCTTAAACTTTGGTTTATTAAATATCATCTCCGTCCTCTTTACGTTATTAGATTTACCACTCTTGAACTGCTCCATGGCATACTCTTTACACATCGACGGATCAACTTCTTTCATGAAGTTGTAGATGTTCGATCCAAAACCACAGTTGAAACACTTGAAGAAGAAGTTGTTCTGCTTCTCGTAGAAGAACCCCCTCGCCTTACTCTTGTTCTTCTGTGAGTCACCACAGATAGGACAACGACATTGTGCTAGGTTTCCCTTCTTCCAAGCGAACCGATCGAGTTTACCTGAAACTAAATTAATGAACTTTTTATCTATGTAAGATGTCATATCGTCCAGTCATTTACCGTCTTCGACTTGAACTTATTGTCGAAGTTACTTCCATCAAAACCACTACCGTAGCCGTTTCCTTCTTCTTGATTAGAATCGACTAGTGCTTGTTCATCTACACTAGAGTCTGCCAGTTTCATCTTGGCACGATTGATATCAAGAATAAACTTTCTGTTCACTGCTGTATCATTATACCTGTTCTTCAACTGCTTTACAAGTACCTGATTCAATTCATCCAACTCTTCTGTCGCAATCAGTGCGATCATAAAGTCGGCAGTGGCTGGAAGTCCGAACGACTCGGATGTATCTTCAAGTCCAAAGTCAGAATTTGTAAACCCACTTCGATTCACTTGAGTGGCAGAGAAGATAGGAACGTTCTGCTCCACGGCAAGACCACGGAGTTCTTCGGCGATTGACTTGATGATTGTGTAGGAGTTTGCACCACCGTTTGCCTTAAGGCGACTGGAGGCACAGATGTTGAGGTAATCAATAAAGATGATATCAGGAGAGAACTGCTTCTTCAATTTAAGTTCTTCAATGAGAATACGAAAGTGATTCGCATTCGCTGTAGCAGTTGGATACTCCTTGATGATCAACTTCCCACTGATTCCTCTAGTGGCGTTCTGTAGTTTCTTCTGATACATTTCGTATGGAAGATCCCTGAGATCATCAAGTGTGATGTCCATAAGATTGGCGTCGATTCTCTCCGCAATCTTTTCTTCGGCCATCTCACATGTGATGTACAGAACGTTTTTGTTTTGTGACAAACAAGCGGCACTGTGGTGACACATGAACAAAGACTTACCAACACCAGTACCAGCCATGATAATGTTCAACGTCTTGGCTGGAGTACCACCTTTGGTAATCAGATTCATAAACTCTAGATCGAACGCAATCTTGCTTTCTACTTTGTGGTAGAATTCGTATCTTTCGTCGGCGTCTTCGATGTAGTCGTGTCCGATGTGGGTGTCGAACGAGACTGCGAGGGCGTCGGATAGGATGCTTGGGATTGCATTCTCTGTCTTTGATTTCGATTTGCCGTCAATGATGTGGATCGATTCCATGATCGCATTGTACACCGCCTTGTCTTTGCAGAATTTTTCAGTTTGATCTACCAACCATTGGAGTTTATCTGACTCAACGGCCTTTGAATACACACTCATCTCTTGTTGAATGGATTTGAACTCATCATCGTTCAAATCTTTTCGTTCATTCAACGAAATTTCAATCGCTTCTTTTGTCGGTGGTAGATTATATAGACTGAAGAACTCTTTGATTTCAGAATACACAATCCCGTGAGTTCGATCATGAAAGAACTCCTTACTCAAGTAGGGCAGAACTTTACGAGTAAACTCTTCATTGTAGATTAGATTTTCTAGAACCAAACTTTCAATCGTCTTCATACTTTTTTAATTTCACCTTGGCCTATAATGTTAGCGAGGATGTCACCAGCAACTTGTAAAAACTCTTCATGATCTACTTCAACTGGAGATGATTCTATATTATAGTCAAATTTCAGTCTAAGTCTATCATTTTCTTTATCTTCTTCAATAGAAACACTGCCGAATTGAAAAAGAGTTCCTTTGTATTTTCCTACCTGTACTTCGACTGTATCATTCTCCAGCATCTACTTCCTCCACCACATCATCCACATCCTCGATGATTCCGTCACCATACTTAAACTCCTTACCAACGGCGACTTCAAGTTGTGCCATCACATCATCAGTGAAATACTTTTCAGCATCTCGATACAGGGCCTTCTCGAATACCTTGGTTCCACATGGAAGTTCAATGCGTGTCGAAACCTTCTTGAAGATCTCATACTTGATCGCAATATCAACCAAACCATAATAAGGATGAAGTCCAGTTTCATAGTTCAGGATAACATCGACCATTGAGTTCTCTTTGGTCACTCGACCCTTGAACAACTTACAGTGAACAATGTTACCGATGACATCAGTTCCTTCCTTCACCTTCTTCTTGGAGAGATACACGATGGTAGAGGCGGCATACTTCAGACCAGAACCACCACCCATCTCCTTCTGTGGGAACATAGAACCAATGACATCATAAGTGTGGTTAGTCATGATCATTGGAATATTTGCTCGTCCTAGTTTGAGAGTCAGTACACGGAAAGTGGCCTTCACGATCTGGGCGCGAGTCATATCCTTAGTAGTCTTACCCTCTGCTGTGTCTGTCATTTCCTTGTTGGTCGAAAGCATACCAAGAGAATCAAGACAGATCAGCATCGGCTTACGATCTTTCTTCTTTAGTTCAAGGTAGTTGTCAACAACAGTGATTGCTTGATGACGAAACTCCTCGATGGTACTAACAGGGAACACTGCAATCCTAGCAGGATCACAACCGCGTTCCTTGAACATATCAGAAGTCACGGCCTGCTCTGTGTCAAAATACAAAACAACACCATCAGGATTATCAACAAGAAACTTATGCACAATCCCAATAGTGAAATATGTTTTCCCCGTAGCAGATTCGCCGGCGATTGCCATAATTTTATTATTGGGCATACCACCATATAGAGAACCAGATAGTAGAGCATTAAAACTATAAGAGCCAGTATCACAGAAACCATTAATGTCGCTTCCTTCTAAACCATCCGTAACAATTGATGCGTATTCATTACCCGAACTTGAAATAATGTCATTCAAAAAACTCATATATTCTCCTTAAGCGAATAAACTTTCTAGTGTGTTTCGTTCCTCTGCCGACCATCCGATGACCGTCAGAATATTTGACAAAGGATCTAAGAAACCCTTATCGAACTGTGTAGTATAATCGACAAACCTGTTCAAGTCAAACTCTTTTGGAAGAGATGACGGGAATGCCACGACGCGATCACCGATGTGGTTTGGAACCTTGAGGTAAACAAACTTGATCTTGTCACCCTCTTGGATGATTGGATACTTCTTCTCAAGTTTCTTCTTCTTGAGATAATGATTATATAGAAGAGATCCCTTCACGCCGATTGGAGTTGACTTGCGATAGATGTGAGTCGCGTCAGTGTAGTTGCCAAGGTTGTTGACGCCTCTCGGGAAAGCAACAGTCTCCACATCGAGTTTGTTGAACTCGGTTCGGAAGTCGGCGATGTATTGTTGCATCGTCTCTTCGTCATCATACATGATGATCTTGATGGCTTTCTTGAGTCGATCACGAATGATCTGTGGTGTAGAGGATCGAGTAGTTTCGATACCCATGATTTTCATCTTGGGTGTTTCGTAACGAACACCTTCGGAGTCGATCACATTGAGCATGTACCGCTTCTTGGCAGTCCAGATACCCTTGTCCGAGATGACTTCCCGATCCATCACCATCTTGTTTTCATAGGCGTTCATCAACTCCGAGAGTTCATCATACTTTTTCTTGATGAAAGGAAGTATGATTTCCTTGGAACTCTTGTCGAGGAAGTTCGTGATCTTGTCCTTATCATCGCAGTCAGGAAGAACCCGATCCACAAGATTACCAAGGCGCAGATAAACAGAATCGGTGTCAGATGCCACAACATAGTCATAGTTTTCAGTCTCCAGTGTTTTGTTCAGGAACTCGTTGAGTTCGTTCATGATCCAACGAATACTCAACTGTCCAGACAGAGTGATGGACTCCGCCATCTCTGTCGAGTAGTAACGAAAGTATTGATTACCAATCGCACCGTAAGCACTGTTCAACTGAATCTTACGAACCTGCTGAAAGTTATGGAACTTGGCAATCTGATAGTCTAGATCCTTGTTCGTGGGATCTTTTTCCTTCTGCTTCTGACACTCGATCATCTTCTTCTTGAACTCTTTGCGTTCTGCATACATCTTGTTCATGAGCGAGGGCAAGAAACCCTTCCCATCAGTGCGGAACGTATTGCCCGTAGCAGCAACAGAAAGGTTCTTGTCCTTGTGCTTCTCGATATAGGCCAGTGTCTCAGGAGTCTTGTCGAGAATCTTGTCAACATCAAGTCCACGCCAGATACCGTCGTCAGTAAGCGTCTCGGGACTGATGTTGTACATCTCGATCAAGTGAGGATATAGTGAGTTGAGGTCGAACGACACAACCCAATCGTGCATACCAGTGATTGGTTCCTTGACATACGCACCAGCATACTGATCGGTTTTCTTACCGATAGTCTTGGGAGGAATCACGATGTTCTGCTCACGCAGATAGTGATAGATGATTGCGTCCCACGTTCGCACCTGTGAGAATACATCCTCGAAGTTAACCTTGGCAGAGTAAGCAAGTGCCAAGGAGAGTTCGATCAGTTTGAGTTTCTCTTCGAGTTGCTGAACCAGTTCAACGTCAACGATGTTGTATTCGATGAACTTCTGAAAGTCTTTCTTGTAGAACTCGCGGATAGAATCGTGTTCCGCATAGGACAACTTCTTCTTACCGAGTTCGACAAAGGCAATATGATCGAGACGATACGACTCTTGGTTCACATAGGTGAAGGTCTTGTAGAGGTCGAGGTAGTCGATGACGGCGACACCATTGATATGGAACGCCGTTTGATCACGACCCATCTTCGTGATAGTCTTCTCCTTGATCTTGTTCCACGGAGAGATCTTCTTCGCTTCGTCTTCACCAAGCACTCGCTTGATACGATTTACAAGATAAGGAATGTCAAAGAACTTGACGTTCCAACCAGTCACGATATCAGGGAAGTCCTGCTGCCAGTGGTGAATGAATCGCTCAAGCATTTCCTCTTCAGTAAACGCCGTATGAACCGTGATGTCTTTCCGATCAGTCTCAAACTCACCGAAGCAAAACACATTCATCTTGCCTCTCATCAACATACTGATAGCGATCACCTTCTCTTCAGGATCATCTACCTGTGGGAATCCATACTCACACTCGGTTTCGATATCGATGTTCGCCACACCGATCTGTGACATATCATATTCAATATCATCAGGGAACTTATCCGCAATGAAAGGATAGATGTAGTCTGTGTTTCCGAAGATACGAAAACCATGAATACCCTTATACTTTTCAACGAAATCTCGACAATCAGGAATGTTGCCAGGTTGAACTGGCTCCAATAAGTGACCGTCGAGAGAACGATGAATCGATGTATTATTAGTGCTAGGCACAAACAGGGTAGGATGATACTCTACCCTGTCTGTGATTTGCTTTCCGTTTTCATACCCACGATAAAGAACATTTTTACCATACACACAAACACTGGTGTAGAATCTACTCATTCAAGAGAACTTTCTGATGGGAATACCCATCTGCCATAATGGCATCTTTTTTGTTACCTTCTTCCTTGTCCTTAAGAAAGGCACTAAGAAGAACCATGTAATTGATTACATCTACTATTGTATCATTAAATGATTCATTTTCAACATGCATCTTCCCACAATCGATAAAAGATGACAAACGGCTCATCTTGTCAGTGATGCGAGTAAGAAAGCCTTGTTCGGTAGTGCAGATGCCCATCGCTTCAACGCGAGTGAAGTTGGCAAAAGGCTCGTTTCCGTGATCCCCCGCATAGTCTCGGTTCTTTAGGCTCATCAGTTCTTGTGCTGTTTTACAAATTGCAGAATGATATTCTAAAAGTTCGTCACGATTCATACTATACTCCAGTTGATCCAAATCCGCCTTTGCGATTGGTCTTTTGTGTTTGTGGGGTTGCTTGTGTGTAGGTGATGTGGCTAATAAGTCGGCTGTATTGAACAATCTCAACTTGTGCTACTCGATCACCGTGTGTAATCTTGAACGGACTGCTTGTGGTGTTCCACAGAGGAATGAATACTTCATTGCAATAGTCCGAGTCGATCACACCTTCTGCATTGATAAGAGTCACGCCGTTCTTCCATGCAAGACCAGATCTAGGATGAAGTCGAGCAGAGAAACTGGCAGGAATATCAAAGACCATACCAGTTGGAATCAACGCACGACATTTAGGTCCAAGTTCAAATGTGCAGTTGGGTGTGTCATCTTGAAAGACAACATTAGGCGTCGTAGTATGTGGTTGATTATAGCAGTCGAACCACTTGATATCACGAATCGTCGGTGCAACATCTTCGGGGGTAACTGGACCACGCAAATGTGCGTGAATGTCATAACAGGCAGCATCGTGACTGGCATGTTTAAGTTCAAGTGTATTGGGATACAACTTGTAAATCTTCATCGTCTCGGTCATACTCACTCCATAAGTAAAAAGGTATAGACGAAGTATATCATGTCAAGTCACAATGTCAAGTAGTTTTTTTATTTAAACTCGACGCCAGACGATTGGATCGTCATCAATCTTCTGGAATGATCTTCCTGAAACAACAACAACATCACCAACACCACCCGTACCCAAACTAAGACTACCCGAAACAGTAGTACTGAAGTCTTCGCGGGAAACAGCACCCGGCGCACCGCCGAACGGGAACATAGCATCTACTGCTTCACTACTATAATTAAATTTACCCGTTGCAGCATCAAAATTAGGAATCGTGACATCTGCATCGGTAAACTGAAGTCCAAGCGAATCGGGTGGTGGAAAAGTAACACCAGTAAAGTTATACTGACCTGATGTATTATTTTTCACGATACAACCAAGGATCTTCATACCAGAATCGATTTCTGTTGTGTTAGACTGAATACCGTAACCACCATTATTTACTATAACGGTATTTGTAAATACATTACCAGAAGAAGCGTCAGAACTATTATTAACATAATACCCATGACTACCATTATTATAAACGACACAACTAGTCATCTCAAAACTGGTGTTATATCGACTGACTGCTTCGATTCCATAATTTGTATTATCGTATATTCTACAATTAAATAAATCCACATTGTTTCCAACATACAAACCTGTACCATTGTCATGATATGAACAATTCAGATGTACAGAGTTACCTCTATTCACCGTATGTGGGTGCCAACCATAAGATGTGTTATTATCGAACTCACAACCAAAAAATTGGTGTGAATTATACCCACTATGGCGCGCACCCGAGGTTGTTGCATTCGTAAATCTACAGTTCCAGAAGTTCACATTTGCCGCAGCACTTAGAGCGTGATAATAACCATACGCTGCTACATCATTTGCATCAAATATAATATCATAACATCTATAATCATCACTATAGGCATTACCATCACTTCCCCCACTCATACCAAGAACACCATTCCCACTATAACTACCACCAGTTGCTCGAATAGTGTATTTGTTTAAACCTAATGTTGCACCAGTAACACCAGAAGAATTTGCTGTTCGTATGAACACGGGATTTGTTCTAGCCACATCTCGTAGTAAGTTTACCTGTTCGGTAACATCCTCTATACCTTCATTACATAAAAATATTTGTTCGTCACCAGTATCCGTAGTGACACCAAGGATTGCCTTTTGTGTAGTCTTAAAAGCGTTCACAAAAGACAACCCATCATTGGTGTCATCACCGTTAGTTGGTCTAACGTAAAATGTTGGCATTTAAATTCCCTACATCAGACATTTGTTTGAGGAGTATACATCAAAGGACGAACGCATGGTTTACTGATGACTGCGGAAGCAGTTGCTCCTGCAAGATCACCAATAAGAGAAGAGAAAACAGCAGCGACTGCATTGATGTCTGCTCCTGTGAGAACACTGACACCTTCAGCGGCTCTACCATCTTCTACGATCTCTGCTGGATCATTTGGAAAATCAGAACCAACTGCTGCCCATTTAAGTGCAAAGTCGGAACCTCTTGCGTTCATGTATCGAACATTTTCGCACATCGGTCTGATGTACTCGTTTACAAATTTAATTGCTTCTGGGTCTGTAATAGCCATTGTAGTTAATCTCCGTAATAGATTGTACTTTGTATTTATAAAAACTAACCGTCGAAAGTGATGCCCTTGAGTGCGTTAGCAGCAATATGAGAACATCATACTCATTCAACGAACTCTCCTAACCAATCCGCAACATAAGTTGGGTTAGCAGGTTTAGGGTCACCTTGTTTGTAGACCCACCTACAGTTGGTTAGGAAATCAATCGGCATCAAGACTGGTTGTCCTGTCCAATCATAGGTGCCTCCAGTAACACCTTGACGATATTCCCAGTGGTCGCCTGTTGTTCCTTGTGGATATTCTGATATCATGCTGTGACCCTCGGTGGTGGATAGTCTGGATGGTTTGTCGATGGACCCATGTTCCAAACAGTCCAGACATCTCCAGCAAGGTTCTTGATGTTGCCAGAGGTTTCAGCGACGGTTCGTTGCCACCACAACGCTTTGCCGAAGTTTGCAGAGTTGTCGGGGGGTTGGATTTGCTGATACCCAGTGCCGCTGCCCGTGCTGGTCTGAGCATGAATCAATCTGTATTCATTGTCGGCGTATCTTCGTTCAGTAGTGAAAACCCACAAATCGCTTCCGTGATTTGTTAACCACGCGGCCATCGTTCCTTCTGGTGTGTTAGATACATCGAGACAGAAGAGTTCATAGTTATACGCACTTCCAATCGCTGCGGGACCACCTCCTCCCGTGTCGTCAAGAACCGTAATTAATCCTTTTAATGTTTGTTGTTCAATGTCGCCGTCTGCTATTCGTAGATTGTAAAATGATGATGACCGATAAATCATGTCTTTCAGCAACTTCACTTGGATAACATCCGTTGCCCATGTCATCCATTTATCACGCTCGAATATAAGTTGTCCTGTGTTGTCCCAGATTCCGAGTGCAGACGCTGTGGCTCCTGCGTTCTTTGTGTAGATTTCTCCCACTGGTCCAGCAGTTGCGCCGTCATAGACATAAGATGTTACCCAATCTCCTGTTGCTGTCATCAGTTAATTTCTATCCATAAATCGCCTGTGGCTGCTGCTGATATCCATCCCGCAGTTGGTCCTCCTGTAGAACCAACCACAGTCACCGACGAACCACCAGAACCAGCAGGACCAGTGGCGCCAGTTGGTCCAGCAACCGTAGAGTCAGCACCAGTGGCGCCTGTAGCACCAGTAACACCAGATCCAGATGCGGCACTTGCTTGATAGGTTCCATCAGCGAAGGTGATGCCACCTGCATCCATTGAGATACCTGCTTTGGCATGAACAAGGTTATGGAATGTATTCTTAGTTGCATAACTTACAAACTCAGAAACTCCGAATTTATAGTAAATGGTATTAGCAAGTCTCATTGATATTTGATTGGAAGTAGAGACATATAATCTGGTATCCGCAGGACCAAGACCAAAATATCCATTGGTAAGTGATGTTACATTAAAACCAGAGGCAGTAATACCACCATCACTTGAAATACCAGCAACATGAACAATGGCGGTTGAATCGATAGAGAATGTGTTACCAGCAGAAAGTGTAAGACCATCACCACCGTAGTACGTTGCACCACCACCTCCACCACCAGATCCAGCGGGACCAGTGGCACCAGTTACACCATCAATACCAGAAATCTGTAACCAACCTAGAGTTGATCCGTCCCACACATTTGCGTAGTAAAGAGCAGTATCATTCTCGTACCAAAAGTCACCTGTTGCAGATCCAGATGGAGCAGTGTTTCCTGCGGTATAACCAACTGAAGTTCCTGCGGCACCAGTTGCACCACCAGAGGATGCAGTTGACTGGAAGGTTCCATCGGGGAAGGTAATACCAGCGGCATCCATTGAGATACCCACTTGAGCATTTATCAGTTTCTCTGATACGAAAGGAACATTCTTAGTTTTTACTTCGTTATTGTTTATAATAAATCTTCCCGGCGCACCACTACCTTTGGAATCAATCGTGATCTCGCTGGTCGCTAATCTAATAGATGGTCGAGCAGTTGAACTTTGATTGTTGTAGATGTACTGACCATTAGGAATGACGATCGAAGCACCAAAGGTTGCACCACCATTGGCGCTCAACGCCTCGACTTCGACCACGGCGGTTGGATCAATACCTAGAGTAGATCCAGCGAGTGTCATACCTGCACCAGCAGTTATAGTGGATCCACCAGCAGCAGTCGTCTGGTGGGTTCCATCAGGGAAGGTAACACCACCAGCATCAAGAGAGATACCAGTTCCAGCGTGAACATATGTTCCTGCTTTTACCCTAGTCCCTGAATCAACTCCATTAGTACTGACGGTGAGAAAGGGGGTATTGTTACCTACATATACTTTAAATTGGGATGTATCGGCGGTATTATTTGATCCATTAATATACCCATATCTGGAACCTACATTACCTAAAGTCTGAACAATACCACCATCATTAACAAATCTACCAGATGCAGTAATTCCACCATCAGCAGAGATACCAGCAACATGAACAATGGCGGTTGGATCAATACCTAGAGTAGATCCATTTAGTGTTAGTCCTGCTCCAGCGGACACACCACCACCTCCACCAGACCCAGCGGGGCCAGTGGCGCCAGTAGCACCAGTTGATCCAGCAACCGTAGAGTCAGCACCAGTAGCACCTGTTGCACCTGTTGGACCAACCTGTCCCGTTACATCACCAGTTTGTCCATTAACACTCGAAACTCCAATGACATCACCAGTTTCTCCATTGAATGATGTAACAATTGATGTAGCGGTAGTTCCATCTGGGAATCTAAAATACTCTGATGCACCCAACCGTGATACTCCCGGCAGAAAGAATAACTCTACAGACTTACCAGATCCACCAGAAGCACCAGTGGGTATTATTCCTGTATTAGTAAATTGTAAAGCATTAGAGGCATAACTCGTAGAATCATATGAGAAAAATCTATCGATTCCAGTGTCACCAAACACAATTCTAACTTGTCCGCTGTTTTGACCGCTGTTAATAGTGGTAAGATAATCTTTAATACTATCCCCATTGGCATCATCCATATAGATGGTGATTAATCCACTAGTAGTATTATGAACAAATTCACCATCGGCATTGGCAATAGCAATGACTGTCCCTGATGTATATGTGTATGGATAACCACCAGTAGCGGATTGACCTTCGGGTCCAGTGTTACCGATAGGTCCAGTGTTACCGATAGGTCCAGTGTTACCAGTAGGGCCAGTAGGGCCAGTGTTACCAGTAGGGCCGGCAACCGTAGAATCAGCACCAGTATTACCTGTGGCACCAGTAGGACCAGCAACTGTAGAGTCAGCACCAGTATTACCTGTGGCACCAGTAGGACCAGCAACTGTAGAGTCAGCACCAGTATTACCTATTGCGCCAGTGTTTCCAGTGTTTCCAGTTGTTCCAATGAGTCCTTGTGGGCCCTGTGGGCCAACTGCTCCCTGTGGACCAACACCAGACGCTTGAACAATTTTTATAATATTTGGTTGATTTTGATTACCATTAGAACGAACAATACCACCAACCCCAACTATCTGAGGATCACCCGATTTACTAGTAATAACTCTAATCTGTGGCATTATCTAGTTACCTCTGCTCTAACCTCAAAACGTCCTTGAACAACTCTACTAACAGTTTCACCTGCAATTAGTTCTATATCATAAACATGACGGCCGTGAGGAATATTTGACATAGAAGTAGAATCAAGACTAACAAACACACCACCAGTTGCACCACTAGCACCAGTTAGACCAGCAGTAGAAGCATTCAGGAGCATTGTTCCAGAACCAGCAACTCCGCCAGTTCCAGTAAATGATCCAGTAACACCACCACCAGTAATACCACCATCAGCAGTATTACCAACACAAGATAAAAGAATATCAGTCGAGAACGCAGATCGTCTAACCTGCATCCTTCCGTTATAATTAGTCAAATCTATTACAGTATTATCGTTCTCTTCATATGTGAAGTATAGAACATAATTTGCTCCTTGATCTGCTAAAATATCAAATTGTCCGGCAGCCATATTATTCTCCTGATCTATATCAGTATATAGGTTTTACGAACGAACCTTTTTCTTTTTATATGACTTAGTTTTCATTACAGGTTTAGAAACAGATTTCTGTTGTTTCATATTTGCCATATATTCTCGTTTTTGTGCTTCCATCTCTTTCATCTTACCCTCATAATGAACCATATTTCCTTTGATTCTTTCTACTTCCGATGCCGGCATCTTATTTTCTTGAAGAAGTTTCTTAGTAGCATTATATCCTTCTTCAAATCGGAACATAAAGAACGCAGTAGCAGATACTTCATCCAACGCTCTCCAGTTATAACAATCTTCAGAAACAAAGAGAATATCTTGAGGAGGAATTGTAAGTTCTGCTGCGGCCTTTGCGTAGAGATACGCCGTTCTAGGACGATTGTTCATTCTATATAGTCTAGAAAGTTCAACCAAAGGTTCTGCTCTAATGGGACGATATTCGTAACACTGACGAAGAAGTTCACATACTTCACCGAATGGTTTTTCCATCATGCCGGCGAGCATAGCCATTCTAAACATAGAATAGAAACACTCTTCTTCCCATCCACCCATATTAAATCTCTTCTCATAGGCTTCAAATGACTTTTCAAATTGCTGAGAATCAAAATACGATTGAGCAAGATAGAATTGATACCTTTCATTAGTTGGCGCATAATGTGGATCTTCTGAGTTGTTTAATGCCGAATACAGAGTCTCTGCATCTCTGGTATATTTTTCCTTTGGGGTAATACCTACGTTACGATTACCCTCAGTTCTAGCAACTACAAAATAATCACCATGAAGTTTTTCTAGAATAACTTCTTCTTTTGGCTTTGATGGACAATGAGCATATTCATGAAGAACGCCTGTATATTCCCAACCAATACCCAACTTAAAGATTTGATTACGCCACCACATAAACTCAGGTCTACCAAGACGAAGTGAATACGAATCACATTTCATATTAGGTGGGTATTTAAAATTACCAGTAATGTAATCATCCGCATCAATCATCCATGCATATTCAGCATCACTTTTCTCTGCGTTTCGTAGTGATTCAGTTCTAGAAGGACCAAAACCTTTCCAGTCAGACTGATGGACGGTGCCAGGAACACCCAACTCATCCATTGTCTTCTTGATTAGATCTTGTGTTCCATCTGTAGAACCAGTATCAGTAATATCATATCGATCGACATACTTTGCCATAGATCGAAGACACTCTTCAATGATATGAGTCTCATCTTTCACGATCATACACAGGGTAACTTTAGGGCGCTTCATAATATCTCCATTATTTATCCGATAACCATTCTATCACATCGATTGTTGACTTCCAACCAAAAACTTTTTCCATCTTTGTACATTTAGACAGTGTTGTTTTTGCTTCACCTAATCGTTCATCTATATGTATAGAGTTTGTAGAAATCACATCTGCTAGATGCTTTACTGAATAGTTAACACCAGAACCAATATTAAAAACCTGACCAAAGTAAGATGAGTCAATTTCTTCTTTCATGGCTTTTACGTTGGCATCAACTACATCATACACATGAACATAGTCTCTCAAGTTTTCACCCGAACCTACAATAGTGAGAGGTTCGTTATTATCTCTTTGTCTAAGAAAGATTCCAAGAACAGGCGCATATTGTCCCGAAGTAGGAGATCTTTCACCATAAACATTGAAGTAACGAAAAATAATTGTTTCTACTCCAAATAAGTCAGAGTACATCTTACATATCTTTTCACCTGCAACCTTAGATACTGAGTATGGATTGAGACAGTCTTCTGGAAAGTCTTCCATCTGAGGACATGCTTCCGTTAGACCATAGGCAGAAGAGGTCGATGAATAAATAACTCTCTTTACATTTGCTGCTCTTGCTGCCTGCATGACTGAGCAGGTTCCCTCGCAGTTTACCTTAACAGCACGAATAGGATTTTCTATTGCTGGTTGAATTCTAGATTCTGCTGCCAAGTGAAAAACATAATCAACACCCTCAAATAACGGAAGAAGTTTTTCATGATCACATATGTCAACAACATAATTTTCTGCTTCATCATTCCAATAAAACTTCTCATTACTCTCGGCAGATTCGTCGTCAACACAAATGACACTATGTCCATCTTTAATTAAACGATCAACTAAATTAGACCCAATAAATCCTGCACCACCCGTAACTAAACATCTCATAAATAATTTCCAATAATTTTAGAACCAGAATAGTCAATACCAAAATTCAGTTTAACCATCCCTGATTGTTTCATAAATTCATCTAACGCTTTTATATTTTTGTTTGCATACACTAAGAAAAACCCACCACCACCTGCACCAATTATCTTACCACCAAGAACATTATATGTGCTTTTTAATGTTTCATAGATCTTATCTACAGAAGAAACACTAATATTATTTGATAGTAACTTCTTAGTAGCCCAGTATTCATCTAAGATCAAACCATAATCATCATAGTTTTTAGACTCTAACACTTCTTTAGTTTTATAACCATACTCTTTAATCTTATTAAGAAGAAACTCTGTGTTTCCTTTTAGTTTAGACTGATTGATTAGTATATCTGAGGCATTTCTCTCAATACCAATAGAATACACATGAATGTTTGATATAAATTCAGATAATTCATTAGGAGTTAGATTTAAATTACTAACACTAACATCTCCACTACGATTAATGTCAAGTATTCTAACACCACCATAAGAAGAAATATATTGATCTTGCTTTCCTACTGGCTCTTTCAATCTATTAATTTCAATATCACATGCTTCCTCTGCTACAACCGAAGGTGAATTGTCTAATCTCTTATATTCTCGTATCACCTTGATCAATCCAACAAGGAAAGTTCCAGAAGAACCCATACCCGCTTTAGCGGGCAAGTCACCTGAAGTATTAATTTCTACCGCTGATATATCATGAAGACACAGAACTTCCCTTGCTCTGGTGTTCTTTAAAAAAGATGCTGCTGATACATTCTCAATCTCCGAGTATCTTAGTTTACACATTCGATCTAATTCATCGGGCTTCAGAGAAACATACATGTATTTGTTTACTGCCATACTAATACAGAATCCACCATTCTGTTCGTAGTAGGAAGGTAGATCTGTTCCGCCTCCTCCTAGAGTAATTCTGTATGGTGATCTAGAAATAATCATAGAGAATATTTCGCCTCCGCAGCATCGCTATAAAACATCTTAACAGTATCCAATGAATACTCATCAAGAGACTTACCACCCAAAGAAGTCTTCGCAATGAGAGAGGGAGTCATCGTAATTATATGACAACCAACCGACTCCGCTTCATAAAGATTGTAAATTTCTCTAGGACTTGCCCACAGAACTTCCACGTTAGGAGTAACCGTTTCAACTGCCCATGCTACGAGTGGTTTGGGGTCAACACCGGTGTCTGCGATACGACCTGCAAAGATGGAGAGTACCACTGGAGTTTCTGAATCCATAATTAGAAGAAGGTCTCTGATTTGTTTTTCCGTAAACACCGCAGTCACATTCACCTTGATACCATCATTCAAAAGAGACTCGATGACAGGGGCGGTAGAAATTCCTTTAGTGTTTGTGATTGGAATTTTGATGTAGATATTATCACCATACTCGGCAATCTTTCTACCCTGCTCCTCCATCTCCGACAAATCATCTGAAAATACTTCAAACGAAACTGGAGAATATTTAACAACATCAACTACATCTTTAACAAATTGAATGTAGTCTTTTACTCCTGCTTTTCGCATGAGAGTTGGATTGGTCGTAAACCCCTTAATGGTTTCATCTTCATTTAATCGTTTAATTTCTGCAATATCAGAACCATCTGCATACAAATCAATTTTCATTATCAAATTCCTTTACCATGTTTACTAACAGATGCCAAACAACACCTTGAAACTCTTCTGCGTGTGGTGTGATTCTCGACTCATTAACAATGGGTATCAGATAACATACATCTGAATGTTGTTTTGAATAACCACCATCTCTAGAAACAATAGACAACACTGTAGAGTTTCTTTCTTTTGCCAAGTCAATTGCTTTAACAATGTTTTGTGATGTGTTTTCGGAACCACCACCAACTGAGAAAATTACGATTGCGTCTGTGTCATTGAGGTTTGAAATTTTCAACCACTCAGAAAAAGAGGTATCCCAACCTTCATCGTTTACACGGGCAGTTAATTCAGCGACATTATCTGTGATTGCGTATGACTCGATACCACCAATCTTTCTAAAATCATTAACAGCATGAGAAGCGTTTGCCGCACTCCCACCAACACCCAAGAAGAAAAGTCTTCCATTTTTCTTTTTTACTTCTAGAATCTTAGTTGTCATATCAACGATAATATCATACTTAGCATTCTTGATAATATCGTTAAGTTCTTTTAGATATTTAATTGCATAATCTTTCATTTAGTCTTTATCCTCACACATGCTTGGCTGTAATTATCTGAGTGCTGAACTAGTGGATCAAAATCATAATTAGTTTCAATCAAGAACTCAGCAAAGGCCTTCAACTCATGTTCTTTATAATCAGGATAATCTAAAAGTTCATCAAAACAAATAATAGTTCCATCGACAATTCTATCTCTTAAAGTAGTAAGGACAAAAGAACAGGCACTATAAATGTCAGTATCAATATGTAAAAAAGCAACATCTCCTTCATGATCATTTAAAAAAGGAACAAGAGTATCTTCAATTAAACCTTCAGTTAATATTACATTATCATTCCAAGGTTCATAATTAATGGTTGGTGATGGATCGTACATCGATTGATTAGTACCGACAATTGCACCAGGCGGGATTCCACCACCAACACTATAACATCCTTTCGGATTGTTCACATCCCAATGCTCTGGTAGTCCTGTGAAAGTATCAAAGCCATAAATTTTATTATTGATCTTTCCACTAATTGTTTGAATACTTCTACCTCTATAAACACCAAATTCTAACCACAGTCCATCGTTCTTAACTAGAGGAACAACAGTATCAAAATAGGTCTTATGGTAATCACCAGTTCCTATCAAAACTATCTCAGAGTTTCTGACTCTTGATTCTATTTCTAATATCTTTTCATCTAGTTTCATTATTAATTCTTTCTTTTAATTGGGTAGAAGACCAATCATGATTACGAACATGATACCTTATTTGTTTACAAAAGTCAATACCAGTAATAGGTTTTCCTATGGCATCAGATCCCAAAATTCTTATGTCTGGTTTTAGTTGTTTTAGTATATCACATAGATCACTTTCTGTATCATAAACTACAACCTCATCGACGTATGTATTAGATTCTAATTGTATCTTTCTCTCTTCTATACTTTGAACAGGTTTATTCTTATACACCCTATCCAAAGTTGGATCTGTTTGTAAAGCAGCCACCAAATAATCACAAACAGATTTCGCTTCTTTTAAATACAAACAATGACCTGCATGTAGTAAATCAAAAGAACTGGCAACAAATCCTACTAATTGTATCCCCTCTTGATTTCTCCATTCAATAGAGTTTATTGCTTTATCATCAATAAAAATATCCCAATCTGGCTTACCAGTATCAATCAAACGGTCATACTTTACACCCCACCTTTTCAATTGAGAGGTGGTTAATTCGTTGTGGTTAATTTTGGAAGTTCCACCTCTAGCAGTATAGATTGTGATGTGGTGACCTTCATTATGTAGTTGATTGACTCTATCAATAACTGGATAGTATGGCACAGCATCGGCATACTTTCGAGAAGTTGGTGTCGCACATAAAGTTTCATCTAAATCAAAACAGTATTTCATATCATTGTATTTCTAAAGAACAGTCCACTCTTATTCAACCAAGCCCATTGCATGAAATTTACATCAGAACAATAATCTGTAACACTCCGTTCTCGGTGTTCTTTTGCTGCATACCCAGAAGCCTCGCCGATGGGGTTACAATACCAACTCAGGAATTCCTCTACATCAGTTTTTGCTATCTCTCGGCACTTGTTCGTTTCTTCTTCGTCGAACTCAAACCCATAAGACTTGAAGACATCAATCCAATACTCCCCGTGCTGACAATTTACATGGTGGTGTCCAGGCTGTCCGGGTGTACCATGAGTCACCAAAACATACCTACATGATTTAAATGTTTTCATGAAGTTGTCGAGGTAATTAGCATCCACATGTTCTAGAAATTCAGTAGACCAACCAAAATCAAAAATCTCAGGTAATTCATAAGAAGATTTAGAATAATCATTACACACAACCTCGGGTATACAAGCACACTCCACAACCTTAGAAGACCCCTCAATGCCGATAACCTTCGGTATACCAACATAATCTCTCAGAGTAGCCGTGTGAAATCCAAATCCACAACCAACGTCAACTGCACTCTTTATGTTATATTTTTCCTTTAAGTACTTCCATGTGTTTACATTTTCTGTTAACGGATCTCCGTGAACATTACAACCACCCAAGTCACCATCGTTAAAACTGGCACCAAATAAATTTTCTGGATATGTCTCAAGGACATTTGTTTTTACATCATTAATCATGTTAAAACCTCATTTTGTAATAACGAAACAAACATTGACACTGTTGTCTCGAAACTATACTTATCGTTATATTTCTGTAATGTTTTCTTTGACATGTTCTGATATAACTTAGTGTCTATGGCAAGATTACTCATTGCTTTCTTATAATCTTCCACATTATAACAGAAGAAACCACATCCGTCAACTTGTTCCTTGTGTCCGTTGTTTACGCCAGGACATGTAACTATTGGCAGTCCATGAGACATAGCCTCAATTATAGACGCAGAGCAAACCTCTCCGTCTGCACGGGCATGGGCATAAACATCTAGACTGTCGAGAAAGTTATGAATACCATCTACACTAGAACAAAAGTCAGCAAACACAACCCGTTCGATATTATGCTCTCTTACATAGTCTCTATGCCTATTACTACCACCCATGATAAACATGTAAGTATTTTCATTGTTTAATTGACTAAAACATTCGAGTGAGAAGTTAGAGAAAATACTAGGATCATTTCTCTGGTGCATACCAAAAACAAAAGCATCATCGGGAATATTATATTCTTTTCTAAGTCCTTTGGAGTGTTCTTTTGGAACAGAAACGAACGGAGGTATAATAGTTAATTTTGTAGAATCTCCTCCCCCATTCAACCACATCTCTGCTTGCCAATTACACAACAAAACAGAATTACAAATATTTGATTTATTAAAAGCATGATGACCATGAACAGTGTGTATAATTGGGACGTTATGTAATTCGGTGTAAGGATATTCAGGTTCGCCATTACCCGCTGTTATTAGATAATCGTAATCATCCTCCTTGAACTTTTCAAAGAAGTCGCTATTAATCCAAGTGTTGTGATGTCTAGATTCGACATTAACTTTAATTACATTGATTCCACTATCTTCCAATAGTTTAATACGAACCGAGTCGTTGTCAGGATGCACCCATGTCGTAGTAGTGATAGGGGCGGCGTTGGTATAGTAATAATCAACATCATGACCGGCATCTTTTACCATCATAGCAATGGTTTGAAGATATTTTTCAACACCACCTGCCGCACATCCTGCAAATTTCACAAAAGCAATTTTCATATTCTACCTCAAAGTGGTTTTAAATTTACCTGTCTCGGAACCCTGTGTGCATATTGTTGGTTCCCACCAATAAACATTTAGATTGTGTCTTGCTTGCTGATAACCAATCTCCCAATCGGAACACAAGTCAAACGGAAAGTATTCTTCAGCAAGTTTGGCGGCTGCATCTTTTTTCATAATTATAGAATCAAGACAACGACTAGCCGGATGATTTACTTTGTATGCCAGTTTACCTTCCCGAACATTCGGCGCATGTAAGTTTGCCCCGTTTCCCATATAAATGACATCCCAATCATCTGGAGTTTCACTTAAATATAAATTGAATTTTTCTGAGAAATTATCACATAAGATAACGTCATCTTCAAAGACACACACATATGGATCATCTCCCTTTCCGATGAATTCAAGTACCTTACCCCATTTTGTGGTAAGTGATATTTCAGGAAGAGACATTTGTCTAAAAATATTAGATGGTACTGACCACCCTCCCACTTTACATTTTTCTAGTAAGATTTCTTCCCTGACAAATCCGTATAGACCTGTTAAGTCTTTCCCCTCCAAGTCAGAAGCGTCGTCATCCGTGTACCATGTTACATTGGTAAACCCATGATCCGACATCTGTTGGTTCATAAACTGAAACCGATCTGTCAATTTCTTACAATGTAGCACATACGTTTTTACATTCATTTTCGGTCCCCTAGTTTCGTATTTTTAAAGAAAAGTCCTCTAAGATAAAAATGATTATCCTTATACAAGGGATTGTATTTGACACCATCCGTGTAAGCAACTTTCTTCAATTCTTCTGTATCGTCAGGCAAAAACTCAAAACCATTTTCTGTGAATACATCAATCCAATATTCCCTTGGTTTACAGTTAACATGATGGTGTCCTTGTTGACCGGGCCCTGCATATGTAACAGCAGCATACATTGACTTCTTAAAGACATCAATGTAATTCGGAATATACCTTTCGTGTACATGTTCTAAAAATTCAGAACACCAAACCAAATCATATTTAGAGACCGTTGGAGTATATTTATCTTTAGAAAAATCAATCTTCATAATACTGTCTTTTAGTTTACTGTGTTCCTGCACATACTCAGAACCATCAATACCAACAACATCAGAACAGTGTTTCATAAACTCTTCCATAGAGAAACCCATCCCACAACCAAGATCAACAACACTTTCAATTTTATACTCAGAACAAATATGTTCCCACAGATTGGGGGTAAAGGTTGCGGGGTCATTTTCTATGATGAAACCACCAAGATGATCTTCATCCACCATAGTCAAATCTGTAGTTATTTTCATGTATCTCATTTTAAAATTTCCTTTATTCTCTTCAAATCTGTTAATCGTTTACAATGCACAATATATGTTTTGATGTCACATGTCATAGTTGTGAGATTTCCTTCAGTGTCATTTCTGTGATTAGGTCATTCAATGAATGTTTCATCTTCCATTCGGGATAATGTGTTTGTACTTTAGTCAAATCACTAATGTACCACTTGTGGTCACCAATTCTCCAGTTATCCTTTTCAATTGTATAGTTGTTCCATTCAGACAGATTGTTTTCCTTTAGTATCTCATTGACTTTAGAGATTGTTTCTAAAATAGAGATTGAATTTTCTCTACCGCCTCCGATATTATAAACTTCACCACTTCGAGGAGACTGGTGACAATGCCAGAAAAGATTTACCAAATCCCAAGAGTGAATATTATCTCTGACTTGTTTACCATTGCCGAAAATTGTGTAGTGGTTAGAGTGTACCATACACTTGATTAGATATGATAAAAACCCATGAAGTTCAGCACCCTTGTGGGAAGGGCCTGTTAGACACCCACCACGAAACACCATTGTATTCAATCCAAAATATCTACCGTACTCCTGAACCATTACATCGGCTGAAACTTTGGATGCACCAAAGACGGAGTGTAAACAGTTATCAATAGACATATCTTCATTGATATCACCACCGTGGTGTTCGATTCTACTACCTTCATCTACCAAGTTTAAATAATTTGGACGATCGCCGTACACCTTGTTGGTTGATGTGAAAATGAAAGTAGCATCAGGACAATATTGCCTATACGACTCTAACATGTACACCGTACCCAGAGCATTAACTTCAAAGTCTGTGATGGGTTCTTTTGCTGCCCAATCATGAGATGGTTGAGCAGCAGTGTGTATAATCAATTCAAAATCATTTGACTCAAAAATATGAGATAAATCGTTCAGGTTTCGTATGTCAATATCATGATACTCAAAGTTGTCATACTTTGACTTCAGAAGATCACCAACCTCTTTGGTAGAACTATTCTCACCGAAGAAATAAGACCTCATGTCATTGTCAATACCAACAACACTTTTTCCTAGACTACAGAAGTATTCAACACACTGAGAACCTATTAACCCATTACAACCAGTAATCAAAACTTTTTTCATATCAAAGACCTATCATATTTCTAATTTTTGTTTTCATATTTTCTAAATCGACCATAGTAATATCTTTAGTGAACAAAGGTTCTTTTAAAATTCTTTGATACTCTTCTTCGTCATTATCTATTTCGATTACTCTTTGTATAAACTCGTCCATGTTAGAGTAGTCATACAAATTTAAGAAACCTTTAGTATTAAAGTCATGACCCACTGCGGGATCTGTGTAATACAAAGGAATAGTTCCAGAGCATTTGGCATGAATTAATTTCTCTGTATAATACCCACCTTGAGGAGCAAGAGCATTTTCAAAACAGATTGAGAATTTGTAATCGGAAAAGATTTCATACTTCTTAGATTCCCCATAGAACCAATTACCAAAAGGTTTACCATAACATTCAACATTTTTATATGATTTAAGTCCGTTAACGCATTGCATTCTATTATCGAACAAGTTGTTATTAACTAAAACACAAAACTTAGTTTTTGGTTTTTCAATATACTTATTTTTGTTTACTTGATCTATTGGCAATACAAACTCAGGATTAGTATAACCACCTTTATTATACCAATCTAACTGAAGGAACCAAAGAGGTAGTCTAACATTTCTACCACCATAATCATCATAATCAAAAGTCAATGAGTATGTACATTGATCATAGTTTGGTCTATTGTTTTCACCAGTGTAATATATTTTTACCTTAGACTTAGGATCAAATCTGGCATGTTCTCTTCCACCATAATCACCACAATAGATTAGAACATCCGCCTGTTCTGAATCGGTAACTTCAACATCACCATATAAATCTCTTAGCATGTAAAGGAAAAAGTTATGATCTCTTTTGAACCCATCCCAAAAATCAGTGAAGTTAACTTTCAAAGCCATCGTTCAACCTCCCAAGGTTGTCCACCAGCAAAGTGACGAATGATTGTATCTTCCTTCTTACTCTTCACTATATTATATTTTAGTAGTTGTTGTGTTACTGGATCATTGGCATCATCCTCAAGAAGAGTAGTGTTCCACTCTGGTCCAAGTATATGAACATGTTCATTCAACTCATCAATACTATACTTCATATTTTCTGTGACGTTAGAATGCCATCCATAGTTTTCTAAGTCAAAGAATGGAGTCCAACTATGACTTACAATACCAGCAAGAGTATACCAAGATGCTTGCTCTCTGAAGTTAACCCAATGTGGATTATTGTACATTTTTCGCCATAACTCTTCACTCAACATACTTTCCAACATACCAACAGACCAGTCATCCATCATTAGAGAATAGTTCCCCATGCAGTGAGTGTTTCCATTGTCGATAGAATATGCGAATGATTTATCATTTGGGTAGTCTAGTTCTGGTTTACACATAACCATATCAGCGTCAAAGTGAACCAGTTTATCACCTCTCTTTAGAGTCCCATCCTGAATCATCTCAACTGGTATAGTAAACTTCCACCATGTCGGATTTCCTCTGAACTTCTGATCACGGCCTTTACTGACAATATATTCATAACCATGCTGCTCCGCGAACTCTTTGTTTCTCGGAGAAATTTGATTATCAAATATTTCTTGTTTGGGTGATGGGTAATCGGCAATAACCAATAGGTATTTACTCATAATTTATAATTCCAATATTCTTTTGATGTTATGACAAACAGCGTCGATACTAAAGTATTTATTCCATACTTCTTTCAAGTTTTTCTGCATCATAACAATTCTATCTTCGTCATAAGAAAGAAGAATCTCATGAATACTTGAGATATCTTTCTCCTTTATTATAACAGCAAAATCGTTCCAGTCAAGAACATCTGTGAATGGAGTATAAACTTTATCTGTAACATACACAGGAATAGAACCCAATTGCATTGCTTCATACATTCTAAAACTAGAAGCACCATATCCCCTTGGTGCTAAACAAAATTTACTACTAAGAGTTTTGTTTATGAAGTATTTGAAGTTATCCTCTGGAACTCTGTTACTCCAGTTACTGAAGGCAAGTTCAACATCAGACTCATCGCGTAACGATTCTATACACTTTTGTCTTATTGGATGTGTCACTGAACCAACAAAGGAAAGTAGAATAGTTCTTTCTCGCTCCACTATCAACTCAGATGGTAGTGGCGAACAGACTAGAGGTATGGGAATCACACCAGACTTTTCGCAGTTACCGCCAGCAGAAAATATCAATGTATCTTCAGGTAGATTTTCTTGTGGGGCATCATCGTGCTGACAGACAGTGTAGTATTTTAAACTAGGGTCTAGGTTATTTAAAAATGATTGCAATTCATTTCTATTATAACCATCACAATAGTAAGTAGTCCAACTAACAGGAATATAAATCC